AACATTGGAAATCTTGTGAGAGAGAATAACTATGAAGCATTCTTTACTTCACATCTTTTTCCAATCAAGTATGAAATTGAACGACAACTCTCATTATTGAATCATGGAAAAAAAACTATATGATGATTGCTTCTATGTGGAGCAAAAAAGATGGGGAACTTGGCAGTCTCATTACCCAGATGGAAAGGGTATTATTACCTCACTCAACGAAAACCAGTGTGTAACTGCTACTCGTTGGTATCTCAAGTGTCTTCAAGATGGATTTGAAGAAACTAAAACATATTCTACAAAGGATAATTATAAACTATGACAACTCGCACATTTGTTGACAAGAATGGAAATAGTTGGAGTTGGGAAGAAACTCCCGAAACTGTAAAAGCAGTTCAAGAACTTTCAAAGTTTGCTGGAAACTATGAAGGACCACTTTATGCACCACACCCCGATTTAATTAAACCCAATGAACCCAAAACCACTAACTCCTGACGAAGTACAAAAAGCAGCAGAGCAATTCTTTCCTCTGTTTGATATTGTACGCAACCGTATGCCTGCCAATGCCACAACAGAAGACACACTTAAAGTGATGGAAACTGTTTGCGGCCTTGCTCAAAAGAACCGTATTGAGGAAGAAAAAATCAAGTTTGGATTTAATAAAAATGAAACTGAGACTGACGCCTAATCAACAACTATGGGCTGATGTGTTCCGTTGTGCTATCTATAGGTCTAATCTTTACTTTGAAGAGAAAGACCTTGACCGACACGCAAGGGAACACACAACTGCTGTATTAGCACTTCAAAAAGGTGATCAGTTTTGGAAAGAATTGCTATGAGTGATACTGACCCCACATCTCCTTGGTATGAGTTTATATCTTACTGTCGTTGTTGTGAAAGTTTAGGTGTCCCTATTCGTCTTCAGTCTTTTATGCGTTATCAACAATATTTGAAAGAGATTGGTTTGGTATGATTAAAAAGTTTATTGGGTGGTATTTTTCTCCTACTGAAAAACTAATCGTAGAAGAACACGATGTCTATTCAAAAATTGTTGAACTCGAAGAAAGGATTGCAAAACTAGAAGAAGAGAATATTGAAACCTCAAATACTCTCTATGAGATAATGAACTCTATTGATGCAGTTGATGTTCGTATAGATATACTGACTGTAGAAAAATGGATCAATAAAGATGTATGATTTGGATTCTTTTGAGAAAGCATTAGCACACTTCGGAACACGAGTAGACATCATTATTGCTCTAGAAATGGGAGGAAAGTTAGATGCTGACACTGCTTACAAAAATATTAAAATGGAACTCAAAGAACTCAAACGAATTCGAAAGTCCGTCAAAAAAGATAAGGATTTGTGATAAGTGTGGAGTGGAGAAACCACTTGACACAGACCACTTCCAGAGAGTAAAATACTTCCGCGATGGGTTCTCGTACTACTGCAACGAGTGCTCTAAACCTAAACCCAGAGATTGATTATGGACTACAAAAAGTATTCACTTGAAAAACTGGAAGAATGGATGCACGATGCAACGTCTGCTGGTGAAGCATCTCCACAAGAAATCTATGATGTGATTGTTGGTGTAGTGAAAGAAAACTATTATGTTTACAAGCAACAAGCATCACAAGCATATGAACTTCTTGAACTTCTGAATGGTAATGGCGAAAGTATTACTAAAGAACATTATGATGGTTGGGACTCTAACACTACATCTAATCTAGTTTGTGATAAAGATGACCCTTCTCCAGAGTGTCAGAAATCTTGGAACGATTTTTGGGAGGAATCGGAGCAATATACCGAAGAAGAACTGAATGCGATGTGCGACAAAGCGGCATCAGATCAAGAGAAAGAAAAGTGCCGTGAATATAACCTGCGTGAGGCAGAGTATTATGATAAGCGAGCACAACTTGATGCTGATTATGAAGCAATCAAAGCAGCAGGTGGTTATGAATACACCCCACTTCCGCCTAAAGATAAAGTTGTAAAGTGGCGTCTTCCTGTTCAGCGAGGAAGTGTTGATGGTGTGGATGATTATTATATTGAGTTTCTTGATGATTTGCTTGAAGCAGCAAATCTAAAAGAAGGGGATCAAGTAGAATGGGTGGATCAAGGTGATGGTTCTTATCTTCTGCGTAAAGTATAATGTATACTCTTAAACTTTTTGCTCCTGCTGCTCTATTATTTTGTGTTGAGAGTGCATTATCCAACCAAGGATACTGTGCTCTTGACACACCAAAACCACAGGTGGTAAGATATTATGAACCTGGTAAATCCTGTTATAAAAATGGGATTTTCTATGAAAAATGTGAAAACAGCCCCGAGGTTAAGTATTGATGGCATTATCTAAACAAACCCTAGATCATCTTTTAGAAGCAGAGTCACATCTTCGTGCTGCAATTAAATCTGCTGCAACAAATGAAAAACCACTTGTTGTCAAACAACTCTCTCAACTTCTTCTTGACATAGAACAATGTAAGAAGTTTGAGGAGATTATGGATCTTTTGGAAGACAGAAAACCTGGAAGCAGAGGTAATTTTGGTCCATTTTTTAATGGAGATTAAGAACTGTTACACACACTCTAAAGACAATATTAAGAAACACAACATTTCCCTTAAATAGTGTTAGGATATGCTCATAAACATGGGAGCAAACGCATGACCCTTTCATCCAGAAAACAAGAAAAACTAACTGAAGATGAGTGGAAGGAAATGGATGCACTCAGAAAAGTAATCAGTCAAAGACCACAAGCACTTACTCCCGAAAAGATGGAAAAGTTTTCCGAATATATGGTAAGAAGTTTGCGAGAGATGGGCAATTAGAAAGGTGGCAGTCGGAAGAAAGCAAGCGAACTAATTGCTGTCTATTAAAGTTACTCACCTTGAAAGTGTCCTAGTAATGTAAGCAACGAACAAATGGCAACCCGCTCCCGAATCGGTATTGAACTCGCTGATGGCAGTATTCTTTCTGCCTATCATCACTGGGACGGTTATCCTGAATGGTTGGGTCGTATTCTCAACACTCACTACAACACCAAAGAGAAAGTTTCTGAACTGATTGATGGTGGGGATATGAGTTCCTGCTGGACTAACGAACGTTGGTCTAATGATTTGCTAGACCGTCATAGGGAAGAATATGGTCCCAACTATTACTCTTATCGTGGTGAAGATTCTCCTCCTCGGTTTGATTCTAACAAGTATGATTATCTTGCTGATGGTGAAGAGTACGCATATCTCTACACTCTGAACGGTGAGTGGGTGTGCTATAATCGTAATGAGTTTGGGAACAAATATCCCGAAGTCGTTGAAATTCCTTCTGCTGCCCTTCACGTCTGATTTATGAAAACTTCTACTGCTCTTGGTCTCACTTTTGGTGTGATTGTTCTTGCTGTTGCTGCTCTATTTTTTGAAGCAGCACTTCTTGGACTGATTTTGTCTTGGTTCAATGTCTCTTTGACCATCTGGCAAAATTTTGCTATTGTGCTTCTTGCTAATCTTATTTTCAAACCCACTGGAGGTTCTTCCAAGTGATTACTACAATTATGGCAGGATTTGCCTTTGGGTATTGTGTAATGGACATTATCCAAAACTATCGTGCTCGTCGCACAATGAATGAACTGCTTAAATCTACTATTGAAGGTGACAAATGACTAAACAAAACGGATATATTGACCCTGCTATTATTCTGTTTATTGGTGGTGCTGTTGTGATTGGTGGTCTCCTCTTTATTGGTGGTCCACAGTATAATGTGTGGCAGCAATCTCTTGCTGGTAAAGCAGAACTGCAGAAGGCAGAATACACTCGTCAGGTAGCAGTTCTGGAAGCACAAGCAAAGAAAGACTCAGCACAACAACTTGCTGAAGCAGAGGTGATTCGTGCTCGTGGTGTTGCACAAGCAAACCAAATCATCGGTGATAGTTTGAAAGGTAATCCTGCTTATCTTCAGTATCTGTGGATTACTCAAGGTGAGGAAAACACCAATCGTACTGTTTATATGGTGCCCAGTAATGGTGGTGCTCCTGTACCTACTTTTGATATTCAACAAGCACCTACTGTTAAAAAATGAACAAAAAGTACATTGTCGCTGGATTGATTGGTTTTGCTGCCATTCTTGGTTGGAATGTCTTTCTAATCCAACGTGATGATAGGATGTTTGATGCTTACTATCACCAACAAGCAATAGAGAATCTTAAGAAACCTCCAAGTAAAGAAATCCGATGAGTATAGCACTCGCAATTTCTATCTACACCGCAATAATTGCCATGGTGACATCACTTGTGGTATATTATTTCAGGGTTATTCGTCCTAAAGATGAGGAGCAATTCAAATGATTCCGCAACGCATTAAAGACCTGATTATGAACGCTGAACGTGAAAAGATTGCTCAGGACTTCTGGAAAGAAATTGAGCGACTTGCAGCAGAAAAAGAAGTGACTGTTGACTATTATCTTGCAGAGTTTTACTGATGATTTTTATTGCTGGATTTGGTCTTGGTGTGTTAGCAACTATTGGTGTCGCTCTTATCCTTGCTGGTGACATTGACAATAACACTGATTTTCGTTAAACTGAAGGAGTAATTTACACAAACAAATGGCAAAGTATTTTTATGTTGTGGACCACGCAATCGGATTTCCTAGTTCGGAATACGGAGGACTTTGGAATGTGATTGCCGAAAATGATGATGAATGTTTTAACTTGATTTCTAATCATTATGAGTATGAAGGTTATGAAGATTGTTTTGGAAAACTTCGTGAGAATGTAATCAAAGCACCACGATATACTCTTGCTGAAGATGTAGAATCTGTTATTGTTGAATCATTTACCACCTGATTATGACACATCAAGTTGCCCATATGGACAAGATGCTGTTTGATTTGAAACAGCAATACCAAGCACAAATCAGTCGTCTTCAGAATAAAATCAGCGAACAAGAGCAAGAGATTGCTAAACTAAAAACACTGATTACTCTTTTGTCTATTGAACGTGAATATGATTGCTGAATTTCCACATAAAGCACCAGAAGGTTATAGTTATGAGTTTGAGGAGTACAAACGTGGCGTGGTTTCTATTTGGTTACGCTGTCATCGCAAGTTTGACTACAACAATGGCACTTCGACCAGAACTATTTGGGGATTTTACAAATCCAAAACCAGAGAATACTATGCCCCAGTCAATAGTAAGACCATCGGTGCTTGTGTAAATATTCGGGACACGCGGAACTATACAGCAATGCCATTGAAGTTGACACCGCTGGAGGCAGCATTTTTTTAGGTTTGGGGCATCAACTTGTGTCTTGGCGGATTTTAGTTGTGTAAGTCCCCTTCATTATTGCTATAATAAATAGATATGTCTCGCCAAGGCACAAATGTATTACACTTACGCATATTTAAGAGAAGATAAAACTCCTTACTACATTGGTAAAGGAGAAGGTAATAGGGCATTTTATAAAGGAAAGGGTCAAATAAAACCACCGAAAGATAAAACAAAAATAATATTCCTTAAGAAGAACTTAACTGAAGAAGAAGCATTTAAGCACGAAACTTATCTAATAGCAGTTCTTGGTAGAAAAGATTTAGGAACTGGAATATTGAGAAATAGGACTAATGGTGGTGAGGGGTCTAGTGGTGCTATCAAAAGTTTAGAAACTAGAAGAAAATTAAGCGAATCTCATAAAGGCAAAAAACTTAGCGAAGAAACAAAAAGAAGAATTGGGTCTTCAATAAAGGGTAGAGTGTATAGTGAAGAAACTATACTAAAAATGCGAAAAGCAAAAAAAGGAAAAATAATGAGTGAAGATGCCAAAAGAAAAATGAGTGAAAAAAAACTTGGAATAAAATTAAAAGAAGAACATAAAAAAAACATTAGTAAGGCACTGAAAGGGAAACCCGCCCATAACAAAGGTAAAAAATGCAGTGAAGAACATAAGAAAAAAGTAAGTGAAACACTTAAAATGATGGAACATAAACCACCTTCAAATAAAAATACAAAGTGGTGGAATAATGGACAAATAAACAAAAGGAGTATAGAATGTCCAGGCAACCAATGGGTTCTTGGTAGAATAAAATTGTATTAAATATTATGGACAATAACTATACTCCAAGCATCAACGATTATGTGGTATGGGAGAATGGAAAAGGTGTAGAAGGTTGGGTGTACTTCAAGTGTGATAAATATATCACTATTGAGCACAATGTTCGTCCCAAAGATGAAATCAACCTTGAATGTTGCCCTATTCACAGAAATGAAAGATTGCTTGTGATTTGTTATCATAATCAGTGGAATCAATTAGAATACATTCAGTCACGCACGTCAATCTATGAAGAAAAGGAAAACCTTTTGGCGATTGCTAGCTAAATCGTTGGGTGAAAAAGCAGGAAAAACTGATAAAGAGGCGGATAGGATTGCTCTTATCCGCCTTGTGATGTTTTTGTCTATTTTTATCACCAACTGTTTCATTGTAGCAAATGCAATTAGACATTGGAATGATAAAACAACTATACATGTTGTGATTGATGGGTCTATGTTGTCTGATTATCAAACTCCACCAGTCAAATACTCAAATAAGACGCTTGAGTTTGAGTGAACATAAATATCTAAAAAGTATTCATAAAATGGACGCACAAGAACTTCGCAATCTTCAAGAAGCATATTTGGAAGTTGTTGAAAATCAGCAACTTGATGAAGGATATAAAAGATACAGCAACAGAAAAGTTCATGATAAAATGGATAAGTTGAAATCAAAAGGAGATCTTGAAAGTATAGGACGTGCTGGACAAATTCGTGATAAACTTATTAAAAGGTCGTTTAGCATTCAAATCCCAGATAGAGAGGAAAAATTTAATAGAAATAAACCAGAAGAATATAAAAGAAGTAAAACAGTTTCTGATAATACTGAAAAGAAAAAGTCATTTCCAAATCGTCTAACTAGGAGTGATAAGCAAGGTATTCGTGATAGTTATGATTATTATGATATCATTCTCTCACACCTACTTGATGAAGGATATGCTGAAACACCAGAAGCAGCAGAAGCAATTATGGTGAATATGAGTGAAGAGTGGAGAGAAAGTATTGTTGAGAATGTGTCCAGTGGTCGTGCTAAAGTAAGAAATGTAAAGCAAAGAGTAAGTTCTGCTGAAATTATCTCTAATACTCAGAAACAAGATAAAATTGCACAACATTTTGCCGACCACGCTGCTAAAAAGAAAGCAGCAGGTGATGAAGCACACGCAGCAGCAACTAAATCTGGCAAAAGTCCCTCAGACGCAGAAACTGCAAGACAGAGAGCACATCGAGCATATGAAAAGCAACTGAAGAGAGGTTGATAAAAAATGCTAACATTCAGGGAGTTCTATCAAATCTGTGAAGGTAAGAAACCAGATACTCCACCACATGCAGTTCCTGGAACTTATAGGAGAGATGCTGATGGAACTCAAACTTATACCCTTCAGCGTTATGAAGGGCCAATGGGTAAACCAACAAAGAAAGAAGTTGATAAGTTAGTTGTAAAGCGTAGTGGTGGGAAAGAAGTAACGAAAAGACTGAAGAAGTTAGCAAAATCAGTTAAAAAGATTAGTTGAATTAAAGTTACTCACCTCCAAAGTGTTCTAATAATGTAAGCAGCAAACAAGTTATGGACTGGTTTGATGACATTCAAATTGAAGAACTCCAAAACTTTGATTTCATTGAGGAAGACATTTCCGAACTGATTGAAGAACGAAATGACTTCAATATGAATGAGTATCTTAACTCTAACATTGATTATTGATTATGACTCTTGACACTCTTAACTTCAGCGGTGATGCTGTCACCATCCTTGGTTTTATTGGTGTACTTTCAACGCTTTTTATTGTTGTTACTGCTTTCCGCAGGTTCTTCAATAGTCCTTACAATGTGCGTGTGAAACCTAGTAAAGTAAACACTGAACTCCCTACTGACTCTGATTCTACTGTATCCTGAACAAATGACTGACACCGTTAATGTTTTGCCCCACATTCAAGAACTAAAAGAGATCTGGAGGAAACAAGATTTCACCTTCACTAAGCAACAACAAGAGGAGTATGATTTGCTGATTGCTGCTCGCCGTGAGCGTGTGAAATGGTTTTATGCTGAAGGTCGCGTCTTCAAGGGTTCCTATAAAGCAAAGGATGAAGATATCTAAATACTAAAAAGAAGTGTTTAGATACCAATGAGAACCTTTCAGGAGTTTATGATTCTTTGTGAAAAATCTGATGCTGATGCTGCACAACAACTTGGTTGGGGTGGTGGTGCTTCCATCACCCGCACTGGTGAAGGTGGTAGAATAGGTAAACAGCGCAAAAAGTCTGCTCCCGAAAGACGTAGAGTGAAAGCAGTTGGTGGTGGTAAGACTGAACCAGTTTCCTATAAAACACGCAAAGATAAAGGTCAACAAAGAGGTTCATCAGCACCCGCACCTGGAAGAGGAGCGGGTGCAACAGAATTAAAACCTGGAACTGCAGGAACTCAAGGAAGTGCTGCTATGACTGCTAAAGAAAGGCAGCGTAAAGCATACCTTGAGCGTAAAGCAAGAGAAGGTGGTAAAACACAACCAAAGACTGCATCACAAGCAATCTCTCAAGCAAAACCACAGCAAGAGAAGAAACCAGCAGCAAAACCACGCAGAAAGTGGGAGCATGAAGGTGGCGGTGGAATGACACGTCAAGAGAGAGATAGAGCAAGAAATAAAGAGAAAACAGCAGCAGCACAAAAGACTAAGAAATCTTCTAGTGAGATTCTTGCACAAATGCGTAGAGAATATGAAGCAGGTGGTGGAGAGTGGAGTCGTGCTGTTGCTGTTCGTATGAGAGCAAAAGCAAAAGCAGCAGCACAAGCATCAGGAAGTTGAGTCCAATTAAAGTTACTCACCTCCAAAGTGTCCTAGTAGTATAAGGACAACACTCAAAACAACACTATGCTCTGGCAAGATCGCAATGGTAACTGGTTCAGCACAGTTTCTCCGATTGACATGAAGATTGAAAAAGCAATGATTGAAGCAAACGCTAACAAAGTCTGGGAAGAAAAAGAGCGTTCTGGTGATTGGTTATTTGATGAAATGTTTGGTGGAGACTGATTAACCACCAGAGCACTCTAGATGCCTCTAGAAGTGCTTTATTTCTGTCTTTACTTATCAAACCACTGAGAACAATGAATTACATTCAAATCCCCGATTTTGTCTTTGATGATGTTATTCGCCTTCTCCAAGAGGGTGTTAATGTCTCTCAAAATGTTGATTTTGGTCCTAATCCCGAGACTGAGAGAAGTCTATCCTTTGCGAATGGATACAATCGTGCTACAATGCAAGGTGTGATTGATAAACTGAAGTTCTATAATAAGGCGAATTAAAGTTACTCACCTCTAAAGTGTCCTAATACTAGATAATGATTCCAATGCAAATCCAACTTCGCCCTCATCAAGAACGCGGTGTTGCTGCTATGCAACAGCATGATAAAGGTCAGATTATTGTTCCTACTGGTGGTGGCAAGACTCTGAAGATGATTTACGATGCTCTGCGTGAGTTGCAGTCTGAAACTCCCCAGACTATTGTTGTTGTTGCTCCTCGTATTCTTTTGGCGACTCAGTTGTGTTCTGAGTTTCTGGAGTTTATTACCAATGCGAAAGTATTTCATTGTCACTCTGGAGAAGTTCACTGGGAATCCTCTACTCGCCCTCAAGAGATTCGCAACTGGGTTGATGCTAATGCTGACAATCATCGCCTGATTGTAACCACCTACAATTCCCTGTCGCGTCTTCAGGTGGCAGAGATTGATGTGGATACCATCTACTTTGATGAGGCACATAACAGCGTTCAGCGTCACTTTTTCCCTGCAACTGAGCACTTTGCTGCTAATGCACGTCGCTGCTATTTCTTCACCGCAACTCCCAAACATTCCCTTGCTGTAGGCAAACCTGGGATGAATGATGCTGCTGTGTATGGTCAAGTCATCTGTAAAGTTCCTGCTCCTGAGTTGGTTGAGGGTGGTTACATTGTGCCCCCCAAAGTCATCGTCAAGCAACTTGCTATGGTGACTGGCAAGCAGACTAACTTTGACCGCGATTCGGAGAATCTGCTGGAAACCATTG